GCGCAAATTACTTTTGAATAAATTTAAAAAAGAATCCGATACTATAAAAGAAAAATGGTCAACGCCTCTTTATTATATGATTTATAATTCTAGCAACAGATGGAAAGATTTGTTGAAGGCTTTTAACCCCATAGATGAAACATTGGATGAAGAAGTGAATACCGAACTAGAAGATGAAGATTTATTAGTCTTAAAAAAAGCATATATAATAAAGTTAGAAAATATTGTAAAGGAAAGCAGTATTTATAAAATGATGTATCAAAAATTTTATTTAAGGTGGGAAACGGATAATTTACATGAACGATTTATAAATAATATTATAAACGGAGGGTATATAGGTTTGGGGTTATTTGAATTAAAATTAAAAAAAGATTTACCTAAACCAGATATAGAAAGAAACGGTATTCCTTTTTCTAGAACATTTAGAAATATTGGAAAAGTTTATAAAGATTTTTGGAAGTCATATTCTTCTAGAGATGGAGTAATAATATTTAATTCTGTATCTGAAGAATACGGGGTGCGTAGTTCAACAAGAGCGATTAATTTTAACGAATATAACGTAGGTAGATTAGAAACCGCTGAAAAATTCTACAAACTAATGGATGAATATGATGCAGATGTAAAAAAATTGAGAGGTGAATAAATGAAGTGGGAAAAGATTGCAGATGACGGAGTAGCGCAAGGACTACTCTTTGACGAAATATTAGACAATATTAGAAAAGAGATGGGCTTTTTTGACAGCCCTAAAAGAAACGAGGTATATGATTACTTGATGGAAAACTATGAGAGGGATAAACTCTTTTCAAATAAATTTACAGTTAAGAAATCCCTCCCACTAGACAGACTAGGGGACAAGGTTAAAATTACAAATGATTTAACGCAAGCCGTCGAGTCTGTAAAAATGTTACAAGAATTATATGATAATATTAAACAACAAAGAGTAAATCCCGACGACGTTCAAGAAACATTCGATGATGTAGAAGAACGAATAGCGGATAGTTTCAATAAACTTTTTAATTTGTTAGACGCTATTGAACAGAGTCTAAATCAAATGTAAGCAGTTAAGTATAAATATAACGGCCTTTTACGCTTAATTGGTGAGACAAATGTCTGATGTAGAAGAAAAAATTGAAGATGCTGCTGAAGTGGCTGAAGACTTAGTAGAATTGGCTGAAGATTTGGGAATTATTACTGAGGCTCAGGAAAAGAAATTGTTGGCTTTGATTAAGAAGTTGGCTCCTGGCCTTATTGCTGCTTTGCCTATTCTAGCCGCAGTTCTTGTTCTAAAGTGATTGCATGGTAGATTTTAGAAGTAAATACTTCATGGATGTTTTTAGCAAATTAGTTGGCAGAAGGCCAGATTTTGAATTTAATCCTGAAATAGAATTAGCGGAAGGTGGCGAAACTAAACCTGTTCTAGAACATTTAAAGGAAGTAGAACTTTCTAATAACGATGTTTCTAGAGTTATACCCAATATCATAAAGGATTTAAAATCTAAAGAAAATAATTTTGCAATCACAACTAAATTAACAAACCGACACCCGCAAAGGGTAGATGAAGTTATAGAAGTATTAGAAACACTTGTTGGTGATAGCGGGTGGCGTAGCATTAAAGTATTTACAGGTGGTGCTACGTTAGGTGATATTGACGATGAGATAGATTTTATTAAATTTGCCCTCATGCCTAAGGTAAGAAATTTAGCCTTTGAAAGAATGGTAGACGGCAACCCTATGACCCTATTAAAAATTCTAGAATATGCAAAACAAAATCAAGAATTGAAAAAAATAATTAATTTTTATAAAGAAGATGTTCCTGAAAATTACAACATGGCTTTGCAGGATATTGAATTAGAACTCGATTCATCATCTGTAAATCTATTACAATCTCTAAAAAGCGATAAGCCTATAAAATATAAACCTACTCCGAGAGCCGAAAATATTCTACAAGGACTCAATGAAGATACCTTTACAGAATTGTATAGAATTTTGGAAACTGTTGATGGTAACAATCCTATCAAAAGGTTTATGAAAGATTCTATTGGTGAACCTGCCAAAATTAAAATTTTGAAAGACATTGTTACAGGAGATGACCCTGCTAGAGTTAGAGGGCAGGTTGCCGAAATTAGTGCGGGAACTAAAACTAAGGGTGAAAAAAGTTGGAAAAGATTTTACGGTAAATTAACACCTAGAGAATATGTAATTTCCCTAAACCCTAGTCTGAACGAGGAAGGAATTTTGGGAATGATTAGAGAAATCAAAAAGCCTGATACTCAAATTAGTAGAGATTATCAAAACGCTAGAACTCAGAATGTAGATATTACAAGAGGAGAACTTGAAGATGACGATGATTTGATTGACTTTTTGGATAGTGCTGAGGAAGAGGGTTTAGATTTATTTCAAGGTGAGGCGAGTAACTCCCCACCTAAATATCCATTTTTAACCATACTGATTCTAAATGATAAAATTGAAGAACCTAATAGTTATAAGTTTGTTGATTTTGGGTTTGGTAAAATTCAGGCAGGTAAGGCAATTATAGAAAACATGTTGTTTATTTTTAGTAAATTTAACATGAGTATTAAAAATGAATTCCGTTCTAAATTTAACGAATATATGGTCAATGGTGATGTCGGGGCAGTATACGGTGTTCTAAAAAATTTAAACTTCTCTGAAGTGGAAAACGAAATTAAATCATTTATTGACCAGAAAGCGGGCGTAATTAAGCAAGTGATTATCAGAAATATTATGGAACTATTGGGAACAATGAATTCTAAACTTACATATTACAAGCCCTCCCCAAAGGCTTTTAAAGATGCGGGGAGAACGGAAAGAAGAAGGGTAAAGAGTTTTGTCACTAGAGAAGATTTCCAACAAGACCCTAAGGCTCAAGTATCAATTGATACAGATACGGCAATTGAATATCTGTATCTAGTAGGACTTATTGAGGAGAGAGAATAATGACAGAAGAATTAAAGAACGCAATAATTGAAAATAAAGATAACCTGATAGGTAAAAAGGTTGTTAGTTTTAAAAACGGCAATGACAGGTATCTTAAAGAAAATCTTGAAGATTTTCCCTTAGATTCACAACTTAGGCTAGCGATAGCAGGACTCATTTTGGGAACGGGCATTGAAAGTTATAAATTAGTAAATAGACAATTTAAGAGAATGGTTGGATTTGATGGAACTACCGAATATTCAGGAACGGGAGATAACGCAGGTTTATTTAACGAGAGGGGAGTCAATAAATTAGCCGATGAACTTAAGCGGAGTTATAATAATATGATAGCCCTAATGAATGCATCGGCAGGAACTTTTAGAGTAGTAAAGACGGATAAATTTGTAAGGGCTAGCCAAAAAGTTAGAAGAATTAGTGGGATGGAAAGGGAGGAAGAAGTTTTCACCCTTTTGGATAATCTTAGAACAATTAATCAAGAATCGAAAATAAAAGACAAAATTGACAGCCCCTTCTTTGAAATTTTAGATGCGAAGTCTAGAAATAATAGAGATTCTATTTACAGTCATTGGGAAGAAGTATATAGAAACTTTGAAAATATGGGTCGAATAAGTAATGATGAATTTAGCGCAATATTTAGTCAATTAAATATGAATGAATTTGAACTCACAGATATGGAGAAAAATAAACTTAAAAGAATTAGATTCCCCATATATGTTCTTGAATTTCCACAGGTCAGCGTATTTCAATATAGTGATAGAAAAACGGCCATCGGTCTACTCAATGATTTTGTTTCATCCCCAACAGTTTTGGGCAAAACATTGGAGGAATTTAAAGAATTATTTTTTGATGATTCGGAGGCTGAACTAGCCCCAATTGGACAAACTCAAGAGCAACAACAACAAAGAGGATTTGAATTTAGCGTTAGCGACTTGGCTTCATCTGTTGATGAAGAGGTTACTGTTGAAGTTGATAAGGATGCAGACCCACTATATATTCTAGAATCATTAAGAGAAAATGAATTCTTTTTGGTAGACGAAGGTGTATTAAATGTAATTAAACAAGCGTTTTTGGAAGTTCAAAGGAAGTTTGGTTTTTCCAAAGCCATGAAAGATGTTCTTGCAGATACGTTTAGAAATTATGTTAGAGAAATTAATAGCGGTATCATAAATCAAGAAAGGTATTATCTCCCAATTTTGGATAACAACATTTCACTTATCAATAAATTTCAAAGAAAGGAGGCTAGAGATTTTTCACCTTTGGAATATGAATATAAATATTTGGAAATAAACGTGGATGGGGATAGTCCTGAAATACAAATGGTGGAAAGTGGAGAAATGTATTCCTATGGTGCGATTTGTAAAAAAATTAATAGCGATGCTACTAGAGCATTCAAGACTCTACTTTCTATGTCGGAAAGACAACCGAGAACTATATTGGGAAGAAGTAGAGGTCAATCAACGAGAGCCGTTGGTTCACAAACGGGTTATTTGGCAGGTGTAGGGGCTAACATTACGGGCATTACTCAAGAATCAGATTTTGTTAGCGAATATGTAAAATATTTGGTAAAGGAAGTCATTAAACCTCTATATGTAGACCAATTAAGTGGGAGATATTTCTTTGGTAAGGATTTGCCCGAATATGCCGAAAGTGATTCATTTAAACAGATTAAAGATTTTACGGGCAAATCAGTAGGCCGTCAAGTTAGAACAATGGGTATTTCTATAATTGATAAGGAAGATTTGGAAAGACTTATTGTATTTTTCAGAAGATATAAAGAGTATAGCACGACTAAGGTTGAAACACTATTCGGTGTATTTGAAAATGCGGCTGAAGTTTTCAATAAAATCGCTAGCATAAGTGCTGACGGGGATAGGGCTGAAAAAATCAAATATAACGACAATATTCAAGAAGCGTTGGGTAAAATGTTATATGATATACATGAGACACAGGGCATTGATGCATCACAAATAAATGATGCTTTTATTGACAAGCCTTTGAGTAGATATGGAAGTTCTACTAAAGATGATGGCGAAATCATAGACCTTCTTTTGGAGATTTTGTATGATAAAGACTTTGAACTTTATGCGAGTAGAGAGGGAGGCGATAGAGGGGGAATGAAAAACCAATTGTCTAAGTTGAGGGAAGTTTTATCTCAAGGACTACTTACAAGAGTATATGAAGAAAAGATGAGTATTAGTAAGTCGTACACAATAGCAACAGATATGTTGAGAAAGTCAAAAGGTCTAAAAATGTATAAAGCCTTCTTTGATATTAACAATGTAGATGATGTTGATTATGTCATTGACCTAATTTACAAAGAAGACAGGGTAGATATTTATGCTCATGACATTGAAACTATTTTAACTCTAAATATTTCAAATGATACAATGGCCTCAGGTGTTGGGTTAAACCCTCAGATAATTTATAAAATTAAGGGGTTGTTTAGATGAGTTGGGAACGTATTCTAAAAAGTTCAGAAAAACTAATTTATCTCCCAAGAAAACCTTTTGAAGTTTTGCGTGAAAATTTTGGTGAACCGATTGATGATGAAAAATCTAATGATGAAGAATTTATGGGTAATTTAATTATGGGTATTAGTATGACTTTAGCGTTGGCAGACTACTATGATATTCCACATGACTTTGATAGAAAAAAACCACAACTAGTTTTTCAAGGCTACGATTTGATAGTCGATGGTCCTCTTGTGGGTCAAGAGGATATATTTATGATTGATGAAAGATTAGCAGATGTGTATTACAAAATGACTAGAGAAAATGATAAGGGCTTTGCACAACGTAATAGACAAATGAGAATGTTTAGAGGGTTGGAGAATAAAGATTGGGATGAATTTGTGGAGGAATAAAATGGATTGGCAAAATGTATTGAAGAGAAAGATTGAAACATTGGCTGACTATACCAATGCTAGTCCTGATGAGAGGCGAAGATATCATGTTAGAATGGGAACTGCTTATGCACGTCGCTTAACGGCTTTAAGAAATTCAATAGCGAATGTTGGTGAAACTAATCCCAACATTCCTTTAGAAGAAGATATGAAAGAATTACAAGAAATGAGAAATTTTCACGTAAGACAAGCCGATAGACTTAGAGGTAAGTCGCCTTTTCCAGATGTATTTTCACCAGAATTAGAGCAACAACGATTAAAAGTTAAACTACAAACAACTCCTAGAGGTGTCTTAAACCCTTATACAGATTTATCAATGGAAGAATATCAACGATTAAATAACAAACAAAAAAATAAATACCATGCTAGTAGAGCAGCAAAGACATCGGGAGAAGAAAAAAATTTTCATACAAGAATGAGAAGTAGAATACGAGAGGGTAGCGTTTTACCAACCTTTCCAACTTCTGACTTAGGAGGTGAATCAACTACGATACGTGGTATTAATTATACTAAAGAAGAATATGATAATATGTCTAGAGAAGATAAACGAAAATATCACGCTATGATGAAATTTAGATTTAGGAAAACTGATATAGAAAGACGTAACTTTCATAATAAAATGGAGAATAGAATTAGAAGAAATACCCCTCTACCTATATTCTTTTCACCAGAACATGAGGAGGAAGAATGATGGACTTACTAACTGAAATGGATATGAAAGCCTCAGAAGGCAACTTTGAATATTTCTTCACTAATGTTCTCGGTTTTGAAATGGCTGAGTTTCACCGTGAATGGTTAGAAAGAGTAGAAAGTTCACAACGCACAGTTACCATTTGTAGCCGTGACCACGGTAAGTCCGTATTCTTTCATTCATGGTGTGTTTTTCAATTAATTTTTCAACCCGCCCCTTATGAGATTATTTACATTTCTTCTAACCAAAAACAGACTTTAGTTCACATGAAGGACATTGATAGAATGTTTGATACTGTTCCCGCACTAAGAAAGTTTAAACCTAAGTCGGGTTGGGCAGTAGGTAGAATGGAATTAACCAATGGTAATAGAATATTGGAACGTTCTGTCGGTTCTCAAATTCGTGGACTACACCCTAACGAAATTATTGTAGATGACCCTATGAAAGAGTTTAGCCTAACCGCTATTCAAAAAGTTACAGATTGGTTTTGGGGAGATATGATTCCTACCCTTCACCACACATCTTCACTTAGAATGATTGGAACACCATTTACCTACACAGACATATTTGCCGAGTTGGAGGAAAACTCAGAATATGACGTAAAGAGATACCCCGCCATTTCACAAACAGGCGATGCACTTTGGCCTTCACGTTGGGATTTAGAATCACTAGAAAGAAGGAGGAATGAAATTGGGTCATCTAAATTTACAAGAGAATATCTTTGTATTCCCATTTCCTCTAACACTATGTTATTCGGTAAAGAACACGTTGATAATTCTAAAGATAGAACAAGCAAACTTTTGTGGCACGGAAACACGGAGGCTTTCAAATATTATATTGGTTATGACCCTTCATTGTCAGCCGATGGCGACTACACAGTAATGATTGTTATTGAGGTAGATGAGGATATGAACAAAAAGGTTGTGCATATGGTGAGAGAAAAGAATATTGATTTCAGAAGCCATATAACCCGCATATCCGATTTGTGCCAGAGATTTAAACCAGAAGTTGTAATGATTGAGACAAATACATTTGCAAAGTCATTCTCAATGGAACTCAAGGACATATCAGATTTCCCAGTAAAGGAATTTACAATGAGTAGAAAGAAGAAAGAAGAGATTATTCTCAATCTACAAATGAATTTTGAGAATGGTAAAATTATCCTACCTTATGCCGATGACCAAGCGAGAGCAGTTACAAATACTATCGCTATGGAACTTGAGGCATTTGGTATTAGCACAAGGGGTAGAATTGAAGGTTTGGGCGCACATGACGATACGGTTATAGCACTAGCATTAGCAAATTACGCCACAAAGTCTTTTAATGACACCTTTGTAGACATAGATGGGTCGGCTTTGTTTGGCGGTCCTTCTAACAATTTTGGAGGTGGAATATTTGGAATTAATATGTAAAAATGAAGAAATTGATACAGAAGTTCTAATTGAACAACTAGAGGAAGAAAAAAGAACAAGAGAATTAGAAGATGACAGAAGGGAAGATTTTGAAAGGAGAATGGCTCAAGACCTTGAATTGCAAAAGTGGGTTCAATATCAAACCTCAGACGAAACAGAAATTATCAAAGATATTTCAAAAATTTATTCAATGAATCTTTCCGATGCTAGAGATATGCTAGGCACTTTGCCAGATGAACCTATAATTGATGGGAAGAATATTCCAGACCTCATTAAAGAAATGAGAATGATTAGAAGAAAATTGAAAGGTGGGGCTAGAGATAAAATGACAAAAACAATTGACACAATGATTGGTGCATATACCGAACATATCAATAAATCAATTGATTCTGTATATTGGCTCAGACCTTATCGAAAGGCGGTTAAACTTCTAATTCCCGACCTATCGGCTATCCGAAAGTTTCATCACATTAAAGATGGAACAACAAGAAAAGAAATTATTGAAAAATTGTGTAAGATGTGGGAGTCAAATATCAATAAGGGTAAACTAGACTATGGGGAAGATTACTTCAATTGTTGCAAATCATTCAAGGAAACAAAGAAAGAAATTAAGTCAATTTTGAAAGGTATTTCTCATCAGTCAATTCGCAAGTCTAGACAGGATGTTTTGGACAAACTAATTAAAAATCTAGTTTGTAATAATCCAGGTCTTACTTCAAACGCCATTCATTCCCTATTGCCAAAATCCTATCACCGTTCTACCACGCCTCAAACTGTTTCAAAAATGTTGAAGAGAATTGAGGCCACTAATGTAAATGGTGAATATTACATTATTGGGGATGAAATCAAAAAGGACTTATATTCTTATGTAGCGGGCTTTATTGATTCTGATGGTTACATTACAATGGACTCTAACCTTTCCCCAAGAGTAGGAATGGTCGCAACAGGTAATCGAGGGAGGGCTTTCTTTAAGGAACTTGAACGAGAACTTAAATGTGGCCGTCTACATTTAGACCAAAAAGTTGGCGAAAATAACAGAAGTCAGCATCGGTTGAATTTTTATAGTCAAGATGATATTACTAAAGTATTGGACAAGTGTATACCTCATTTGCGGATGAAGAAGGCACAGGGCGAGTTAATTAGAGAAGCGATTAGAATTAAAAAACATTTCAAAAAAGAAGCGTGGGCTAAGGATAGGGTTAGAGAAATTTTCAAGTTAATCAAATGGGAAAACTGGAAGGACTCTCGGTTTCAGGGTGCTAGAGAATTTGAGAAGTATGAGATTTATGAAGATGACATCGCAAAGTTTAAAGAAAACAATAAGATGGCTTTAATGGATGAGATGGACTCAATTGTTAAGGAGGACTAAAAATGGGATTAAGAAGTAGATTGAGAAATTTGATTAGAAGACAAACTCCGACTCCAAAGGAGAAGGAAATTTACAATATGGGAATACAGGAAAGAAGATACCCGCAACATATCGCAGGGCAGTATCTGTATGACATGGCTAAAAATTCTACAATTGTACGTTCTTGTTTGGTTCAACTTAAGACTGAAATTTTCCGAAGAGGATATGAATGGGTAAAGGCATTTGATTTCAAGTGTCTAAATTGTGGTTATGAACATCATAAGCACGTCGAAGAATGTATGGCTTGTGGACATACTGAATTAGCAACACCCGACCCACAACAGCGACAATATGCTGAATCATTTTTTAAAGACTACGTTAATGGTTCACATCAACTTTTTATTGATGTATTAAAGGAATTGGAAACAGACCTCAATGTTATGGACGATGCCTATTTAATTCTCATTAAGGATTATTACCTTGATGATGATGGGTGCGTAGTTATGAGTAGAGTAAAAGAAATATATCGGGGCGACCCCACTACGCTATTTATTGAGGTAGACGAAGATGGAGATAGAGGGCATTCAAGATATACTTGCGTAACACATAGAGATTTTGTTAGTCAAGAAAAACATGACCGTTGCTCTGAATGTAATTCTATGTTACACCCAATTGAATTTACCAATAAATCACAAGGAGATGAACAACACTACATTACGGGGGAAGTAATTCACTTTAGTAAATATAGCCCAACAAGACTTTACGGACACCCACCAGTAGTTACACTATATAGCCACATATTTACGCTATCTGCTATGGAAGGTTATATTAGTACATCATATCAAAAGGCGAGAACTCCTAGGGGTATTCTTGCAGTTCAAACTAACAATATGGAGTCTATGATTAAGTATTGGAAGGGAGTTAAGGAAAAGTTAGAACGTGACCCACATTACATTCCAATTATGGGTATTGAAACTGAGGGCGGTTCTGGTGGTGGAGTTCAATGGATTCCATTTATGAACACTCTAAAAGAAATGGATTATGTTGCAGTAAAGGACGACCTTAGGGATAGAATTTGTGCATTTTATGGGGTAAGTAAAATTTTCCAAAATGACACAACTACCGCAGGTGGTCTAAACAACGAGGGTCTACAAATTCTTGTAACTAACAGAAGTGTCGAGATGGGTCAAAATGTATATAACAAATATTTGTTCCCATTTTTGATGAGACAATTTGGTATCGAAGATTGGAAGGTCCAATTGTTGAGGTCTGAGGAAGAAGATATGACAGCCCAACTTAGACGAAGAGAAATTGAAATTAACTTAGCAGTTCAAATGAAGAATTTGGGCTTTGAAGTAGATATGAATGAGGATGGCGATTTTATCTATAAGAAGTTTCCTAGTGAAGAATCTACAAAGGTAGATTTGGATGAACAAATAGAAACAGATAAATTTGCAGGAACAAATATTGATGCTTCACAATTAGGACAATTACAGGAACAGGCACTAATGGCTGGCAGTAGCAAACAACAAGTTGCTGGAGAAACTGAAAAGATGTCTGTTGGGCCACCAAAGAGATTTAGCGGGTTGCCAAAAGAAGCGGCTAATAATAATGTAGACAAAAGAACAGAAAGGAGGATTAGAAGTGGTAAAGATTGAAAAGGCCATGATTAGACCAACTTTTGATGAATGGTTGGATATAGTTAGAGATGAACGTGTATTAATGATATGGGAAGGGTCAAATATGACCAATGCAAAGAGAGATAAGATAAATCTAAAAACATTTTATAATTACCTAAAAACTCATAGTATTGGAGGAGAAACTACTGCTTTAAGTATAAATGACTTCTTAACTTTTAGTGAACGAGATAAAGCAACTTATGATGGAAAACGAAACCCAATGACAGGTGATAAAAACCTAAATATAAGAGAGGCTTTTGAAGAGGGTTACGCCATACCTTTAAGTTCTTCAAGACCCGACCTTCAAGCATGGATAGATGAAGAGGGGGCAGAAAAGGTTCGTTTATTAGATGTATGGGCCGACGTTACTTACAAAATGGGATTTGACACAAGAGAACATTATGAAATTTTTTCTCATATAATGAAAAATCCCGAATTCACTAATATTTCAATTCACCTAGACTCTATGTTAGCGATAGAAAGAATTGAATATAAATACGTTAGACAAGAAAAGGAAGAATCTAATTTTGATTTTATGATATTGGACATCACAAGCGAAGCAGGATTGCCCCTTTCCAATTCTAACCCACCATCAACAATTAGAGCAAAACTTTATGATTTTAGTAATTCAAATTTTAAAGATGTAATAGTTGCTACTTCTAGTAGGGGTTTTATTAACCCAATTACACAAAAAGAGGATGTTGATTTAAAAAATTTTATTTCCGAAACAGCAGTATTGGCAAAATACCCCTCAACGAATGCTTTAAAAAGTAAATTAGATAATGCTAGTATTTATATTATTAGGGAACAACAAATAAAAGAATTGTATTCCAAAATTAATAAAGGAGCCGATAAAGAATCGCTTAAGTTGTCGCACAGACGAGAAACTTTATCAAATTTTTTACAAACTAGAATTACAAATCTTGGTAGAAATGATGTTACGTTTGTAGAACCAAATCTCCAACCTATGAAAAATGTGTTTAAAATAGACCAAGATTTTAGAAACCAAATTTATGAAAGGTTTGATAATAAGGGTGCTAAAAAGGTATTGGAAATTTTACAATATGAGTTGAGATTACAAGGTAGAAAAACAAGAGAAGGCAGGGGGTCAGGTAAAAGTGATGTAGTCCCTAATAAGTCATTGGCTTTTCATATTACGGGAATTACTAATTATAGATTACATGTGGATAATTCTTTTGATAATCTCTTCTTTATTGTATTTTTAGAAGCAAGTAGGGAGGGTAGTTCTTTTGAATACTATGAAGACCAGATTATATTCCCTAACGAGTCAAACTCTGCTAATTTTTTAAATTATAAAATAGACGATTGGCTTAAGATTTCTCCTAATGTTATTAGAAGAACAAAGCAGGATATTTTGGCGTATTTAGATTTCATTCAAACTACATATAGAACAAAGAAAATGATTTGGGATGAAATACCTGCAAATATCAAAACACAAATTACTAATAATATAAAAGAAATTATCGAAAGGTCATTATATGGCAATTTGACAATGAGAACAAGAAGAGGTGCGGGTGGTATGAGAGTTACAAAAAATGTTCTAAAAAGTATAGTTGATTTTAAACAATCTGCTGAACAGGATATGACTAAATTGTTTGGCGGTGTTAAAAGATTTAGAGATTTAAATAAGGAAGAACTAACAACATTTATACAAGAATTTAGCCCTAGAAATATAATAATAGATGATATTGCAAATGATATAAAGTTTGAATATATAATAACCAACAACGATTATAATGTATCTGGAAAAGCAGGAGATAAAATAACTCAGAAGGAAAAGTATTTAACAAGTAGAGCAGACGCTAGTATGAAATTTGCAATAATGGCTAAGACTGGTTCTTCTACTGCTGAAATGGGTTTGCTGTTAATAACTTTTGATTACGGAGAGGATGACAAAATGGACAAAATAGAAGCAACGTCTTTTACTATTACTAGAGAAGCCTTAGAATGGAGGGCATCTGATAGCGTTATTACTTCTAGTAAAGAAATTTCGTTGGAATATCCTTTTGATGAAATTGGTGTATATATGAGAGAAGTTATGACAGGGCCAGATACCTTTACATGGAGATTACAAATATATGAAGGCGCACCTCAACAAAGAGGATTTGAATTTGCTATGCCAAGATTAGACCCTACAACTAATCGCCGACTAGGTTTGGACCCCTTGTGGAGTAATATGAGGGCAAATCCTATTAGAGGTGAAGTTGTGGGTTATGCAGTAGGTAGAGGTATGAATGGTGGTTATCAATTTTTAATGCCAGATTCTACTCTTACAGCGGCAGGAGAAGCAGGTCAAATGTGTTTGGGTAGAATTTATATCAAATATTATGATGTAAATACAGAAAGGCAAATTACTGTCGGACAAATGGATGAACTTATTGAAGATGAAAATTTTACTTTAGAAAATTTAAAGGGTTTTATTATAAGCACTTATAGTGATTATAAAGGAGCATGTATCAAATTAGATAGAGACCGTGTAAGAAATGATACCTTAGGTGCTTTGTCAGAACCAAATATTCAAAGTGCTAATTATCCATCCCCCATGATGATGCAAGCAATAACTAGGGGTAGTGCTGGAGATTTTGGCCCTGATGGAAGACAATTAGGGCAAGATTTAGACCAAGAAATTGAAAATCCTAGTAGAGTAGGTAGAGAAGGGGCAATAATTCCTGGTGCTTCGGGCTTCACTATGACTATACAAGATTATACACAACAATTAAAACTTTTTAGAAAATTCGGTAAACCGTTTTTTGATTTTATAGATAGTAAAATAATAGAGGCTTTGAATAACGGAACACTAAAGTATGGGGCTAAATCAGTCCTTGTGGGGACAACAGATGGTGAGGGTTACTATGTTCCCATCTCCTCACCAGATGTAACAATTATTCACAGACCTTCTCCTGAACAAGAATACACAATCGGAGGAGAACCTAGATATAGAACAGAAGAATTTATAGATGACGGACCAGATGATGAAGATGACCCTTGAGGTGAATAAAATGAGCGATATGATAAGAAGAAAATTGAACGAAGCAAAAAAGAGTTTAACGAAAATTGAAAAGGATGTAAATAAAGAACCTCCTAAAGAACGCAAAACAAGAGATATGTCAATGAATGTTCCTGAAGTTCCCCCTGATACATTTAAGCCAGATGAAAATATTCCAGGTTTTATTTCAGGTGGACCTAGAATGAGTAAAAAGTGGAAACAGGTGTAAATATGGTAAGAGGACTTGCACCCCCCCAAGATAATGTTTCTTTAGAAACACAATATCTTTCAGTTAATAGTTTAAATGACCTAAAGCGTTATATTTCTAGTTTAGAAACTGATAAGGATGCAAAACAAATCCTATCTACAATTAATCAAAGAAATCTAGCAAAGGCTATTGAAGAGTTTGCTGAATCTAACGATGCCTTTCCATATGAAGATTTTGAATACCTATTAGAAGAAGAAATTATTGATGAAATAATTAAAAATGAAATTATGGAGTATAAGGATAAATTGTATGAAGTGGGAAAAATTTTGGAAAAAGGGGAGATTGCCCTAAAGAAAGATGGAACTGTAAGGGCTAAGATTAATCCAAAGGATGACAAAATGACAAGAACCCTTAGATTGAATATTCCTGTTGATAAAAAACCTACAAATTTTATTAGTGGAAGTTCAATTTCTCTTGCTAACGAAGATTTGTCAATAGAACCATTACTTACAAAGGCATATCAACAAATGGTTAGAACCTTTGGATTGGGTTTTCAAAGGAAAGAATCTCTAATGCCTTCCATTATGAAAGCCCTTTATGCCAGACTATTGGAAGTAAAGTCTAAGTCGAGAAATCTAGTTACAACCATTGAATTTTTTGATAAGTTTAATTCAGCAGTTCAAGAAGTACAAAGGATTATCGAATTAGATTATGATACAAAATCGTTTATGGGGACTATTTCAGGAATCGCTAGAAGTCAAAAGAGATTTTTGAACAAAAATTTAGAAACATTTGCATACTTTTTAGTATATGATGACTATGGTGTTGATGAAGAGAATGCTGAAAAAATTGACAGCATCTTAAATAAGAAATTTATTTTAGGCGACGAAGAACAAACTCTAAAATTAATTCTACTAAGAGTATATCTACAACTTTACAGAATGTCTGAAATTGTTTATGAGGCTAATGAAACGAAAGAAGATTTAGATTCTGGCGAACTAAAACTTTCGTTAGAATTCCTAAAGGCTGACATTTCTTCACTTGATGAGGATAGAAGAAGGGAGATAAAGACCATATTGCAAAACTCCCATCCCACAGAATACTTTGGTGAAGATTATTTGAAGTTAGGAAAACTTATAAATATATTGGGCGATGTGGCTGATACAGACGAGGAAACATTATTGGAAGAATTGGGTGTCGAAAACCTGCAAATGGTAAAGAAAGCGGCCGCTTTGAGAAAAATATATGAAAGACTTTATAGAACTCTAAGAGATATTATATATGAAGAGGAATAAACATGGAAGAAGAAATTGTAAACGTATTGAAAATGCTAGTAGAAAAGGTTCAAGATTTGGAACGTAAGTTACTTGAATCAGAAACCACATTGATTAAGTCGGGCTTTGTTGCTACAACGCCCTCTCCTTATTCAAAACCAAATAGAGGTATACCCTCTAATAAAGAAATTCAAAGTATGGATTGGGATGATATTCATGACTTTGTATCAAAAATGGAGGGAAGATAATGAACGACGAAAAATCAGAATTTAGCCTATACACAGAACTATTGACAAGATTGCAAGAACTAGAAAGTGTTATTAATAACGCATTGGGTTCAGAAGACTTTGAGGCTGAAGTAAATACATATAAACCAATTAAGCCTAAGGTTGTAGATGTAGAAAGATTGGCTGCTAAACATGTAAGCAGTAGTCCATCTATCGCTAAGAGTCCACGCAGTAGAAAACTAATGCCAGAAAATCTAATCTACAAAGATGAAGAAACAGAACCTAGAGAAGACCCACCAGAAATGGGGGATTCTGAAATGCCTAAAAATGTTGAGGATTCAGAACTTCCTGAAGATTCGCAGGAAAAGCAATTGGAGTTGGCTTTGGAAACTGCTCTTGCCCTATTGAGAAAGAAGAAGAATACTCTCTCGGTTATTGATTCTGAGGCAAATAGAGTTAGACCACCTCTTGACTCATAGGTGATAAATTGAATCCTTTTGAAATACCTTTCGATAGTATCAATAAAAATGTTTCTTCACTAAGAAACATGGTTAGGGCTACTTTTCTAAGTGCTAAGGATAATCCCAAAGCATATGAAAAAGATTGGGAAAGATTAGTTGTCGAGTTAAGAGAAATGTTGGAAGACCCCGCAATTAAAGAAAGATTTCCTAATATTGACACAAGCCTTTTATATTCTGATGATTCTTATAACACGATGGAACAGGGGCAACAATTGTATGAACAATTTATGACAGAACAAGCACCTGTTGAGATTATAAAGCAGGATAAGCCAGAAAAATTTATTGAGCCTAACAAGCCCATGTATCGCATATTTGATATTGAGGACATGAAAGAGATTAACGGTTTTACGGGAGATTTTTTTGTTCAAGAAAAATATGATGGTTTGCGAGTGCAAATTCATAAGTTTAATAACGAGGTTAAAATTTACAGTTTTAACGGAAGGGATATTACCAATAAGTTTGAAAAGTGTGTAAAGGTTCTTGAAGAAAGAACGTTCCCCAATTGCATTTTAGACGGTGAAGCCGTTCTTTACAAGGGGGATGACCCGTTGGTTAGAGCCGATACTCTCGCATTTATTAACCGAAAGGTAGAATCTGAGGGAGATATTAAACTCCACATTTTTGACATAATGTATTTTGAAGATGAATCTATTGCTATGGAAAAACTAGAGGATAGAATGCAAACTTTAATTTCAAATTTTTCAGCACATTCCGATGAGCGAGTAATGTTCCCTAATAAGAAAAATACTAGGGAAGCCGATTCAATGGAAGAGATTGAAGAGTATGCTATGGAAATTATGAATAATCCTACATCAGAAGGTGTAGTAATTAAGGATGCAAAGTCTTCCTATATTATTGGTAAAAAGAAAAACCCTAAGTGGATTAAGTGGAAAAAATTTGTAGACCTTGACGTGATGGTTCTCGCAGTTAAGGAAAATAAAAATGGCACATTTGGTTACACAATTGGTGTCGGCCCTGTTGAAGAAGATACCCCAAAGGCATTTGAACTTGAAGGTAAATTCTATATGAATTTGGGTAAGACCACAAATACAAATAAAGAGGTAGAGGTTGGTAAAATAATTAGAGTAAAGGCAGATGAAATTATGGGTAATCCGAAAAAGGGTTTCTCGCTTTTTAATTCTAAATTCCATGAGATTCCCGAAGCGGCTGAACCAGAAAAATTAATCACCCTAGAATTTTTAACTAAAGATGGAAAGAAAAGTTTGGGAGATTACACTATTGATGCTTTAACGAAATCATACACTATTACCGATAATGTTCACGGAATGGCTAAATTTGACACAGGTTTAGACCTTGACGGATTTGTATTTCACGGATTTAAAGATAAAAACCTTATGTCTAAAAATGCCCTAATTAATAAAGATATGTGGGAAAAACAATTAAAGGCTGCCTATGGAAAAGACAATGGAAAGTTCTTTGTCTTTGTTCAACAATTGTTAGAAAATAGGTCATTAAATGATGAGCAGGTTTTTAGAGAAGGTGTTAAGTATGACGCTAAAATGATGAATCGTCTATTTGGGGAAAAGAATGGACTAAAAGAAATGCGAAATAGGTTAAAGAGGGGCGGTAAAGTATACGGGATTGAATTTAGAAGCGACCCAACAGGCTCTACTCGCTTTACATATGATAGTGATACATTGGCAAAGGCAGTAGAAAGAAATGGTAAATTTCAACTATGGGCTAATAATGACCGCAATCTCTACTTTGTAATTGACTATAAAGACGATAAGATGATTTGGAAGATTGACACCAACTCGGATGAAGAAGTGTATGACCTTTTAGGAGAGGCAGGTAAATATCCCGCTATTGCCACTAAAGACTTAGAACAAAAAATCTTATTGGACAAAGGTAATTTGATTTTAGGCGCACAGCGAAATGATTACCATGAGTATATTATCAAGGGAGAGGACATTGTTTCTAAACTCCACGTTAGATATTTACCCGTAGATGGTAAAGAAATGTTTTTAGCATGGACAGGGTATGAAAATAAGCCGACACCCGATTCATCAGATGAAGGAAAAATAGATATTTATGACAAAAATTGACTCATATTTCAAGAAAGGTTAATATAGTCGAACATACAAATATAATATCATGCAGTTAAGGACACCTATGTTTGGAAGTGACTTACATAGTGGGGGAGAACTTGTTATTCTCAAGGAGGATAAAGATACCGTAATTGCAGGTTACGCATCAGTAGATGTTGTAGATAAGCAAAATGATAAGATTACATTGGGCGCAATTAAAGAAGCGGCTGATAAATTCATGAAGCAAGATAGATATAGAAATGTGATGATTACACATTCTAATGTGCAGGTCGGAGAAGTAGTAGACCAATATACAGATTCCAATGGTAAAGTCCTAAAAACAGGCGTTGATGATACAGGGTTTTTTGTAGTGATAAAATTAAGAAGTGATATTGAGAAAGCGAAAGATGTTGCGAGGGATATTCGTCGTGGCAAACTTCGTTCTTTCTCAATTGGTGGTCAAGCAATTAACAAGACCAATAAATATGATTCCGATGCGGGAACATACAAAGAAATTGATAAACTTGAATTGCATGAGATTACCATTTGTGAAGAGGGGATTAACCCCGAAGCCAAATTTAATATTGTAAAGGAGGACAAAAATATGAGCGAAATTGAAAAAGCACTAAGCGAGTTTAATGAAGTAATGGCAGAACTTAAGGAAACTATCCTAAAGGAAGAAGGTGACAAAGACATCGAATCT